GAGCGAATCGAAATCGCCAAAAAGCAAATAGCCGGGCTGCAGCAGTACATTAATGAGCAATGTTTGATGTAAGATGTATTCTTAAAAGGAGTGCACATGACAGAAAGCGAGATTGCAACTCAAACTCTTATTGCGGCGAGAGAGTCAGCAAATTGGGCCTTTTGGTCAATGTGGGGAGCTTGGTTCTCTGGGATTGCAACATTTGCTGCAGTTTTGGTGTCCCTGTTCATTGCTTTAAGTAAACCCAAGTCTTATGTTAAAGGAAAGGTAAGATTAGCTAGGATTTTTTCTGGTGAAGATGACTTTCAGGTTTTAGCTGTTACCGTTGTTAGTCTAACTCTTCATTCAGTTAAACTTAGCTATATATGTTGGGCGAACGGTAAAGACCATGAGTTTCAGCAACTTTTTCGTAATGCTGTATCGGATAATTTGCCCATTCGTCTTGAGCATGGTGATGAAGCTAACTATCGTATCATTTTACGTGATGAAGAAGGCTGCTGGTTTAAACGGATTGCCAAACGTTTATTAGAGGAAAATTTAGATGTAAAAAAGCTCAAGTGCTTTGCTGTGTTGTCAACAGGAGAGCGTTTCGAGCTAAACATCAATAATCGGGTGAAAGATAGAATATCCCAAAATATTTCTGCTATGGCTTAGCGTTTGCAGCTGCTTAGGTACCGACTTTTAGACGTAGATAAGTATGAACGGTTAGCCATGTTATGATGCCGGTAGAGTTTTTCTTTTAGTGAGGAAGGTGATTAGTGAGGCGTGCCGTTACTATTTCTAATGCCAAGCATGAAGCGGGTCATTGGATAACAGGTTGGTTTCATAATGAGGCGAGTAATGACGTAGTCATCTCAACTACCATGGAGGGTAATTCATTTTGTGAAAAGGAGCCGCACCCTGACTTTACCGACATAAGCGCCATCAATGATCATCTGAAAAATAGAATTATTAATTTATTGGCTGGCGCAAAGGCAGAAAGCATAGTTTGCGGAAGCATCAATAATGTAATGTATCGTCAACTCATCAATGACTATGAAGGGGCGTGGCCAGATTATTTTATTGCTTCAGAATTGTTTCGATATTACTTCAGGTCTCTTCCAAAAAACACGAGGATGACATTTGAGGAAGAGTGGCGCGCCGTTGAAGCTAGGTGTGAGGAGATGGTGATAATGCACGAATCATTCATCCTTAGAGTAGCCGATGAAGCAGCAATACGTTTCTCTGAAGAACATAGAGAGATAAAGCTTACAAAGGATGAAATGATTCAAATACTTAATTCCCATAGCTAATAAAAAGCCACCCGTATGGTGGGCTTTCAAGAAAAATTATGGTATCACCGGATTTGAGGCATTAAGCAGGCTCCCGCCCTCTAATCGTTCTATATGCAAGTTTATGAGTTTTGAATATCATGATGAAATATTTTTTTAATTTTTATGATGCCTGTTTTTGAGTAAAATGAAATACTTGTCAGTTTTATAGGAATTTTTTTAATCCGTCAGATGTGATTGATCCACCCATCCATTTAATGCTCTCAATTTCAATCATCTTATTGATTGCTGTTAAAAGCAATGTGTTGCAGAAATAACCTCAGCGAAAGAATGTCAATGATAACAATATGGCTGCCACTGTTAATAATCTGCATGCTATGCTATACCATTTTTTACGAGTAGAACTCGAAGGTAAAAGGTCTACACCTATAAATAAGATGGTTATATAAATAGTTAATCCACCAATTACTTTTTTATTCCCAAAGCTAGTATTTTCATTGGCTGCATGGTTTAAAAAAATAAGAAATAATATGATTGATATCACTACTGTTGCAATAATCAGAGATTTTTCGCTTATTGATAATTCTTTGTTGGCTTCCAAGGCGGTTGCAGGTTTGGCAACGGATTTAGCTAAAGGGTTAATTGATGGATCAGCTAAAGGGTCAGCTATTGGACTATCTGCAGGGTTATTCAGAGCGGATTCTAAAGGTTGTTTTGCTTTTCCGAGTTCAGTTGAATCGTTTTTTTGATTATCATACATATGTGCTTTCTCCACTTAAAGGATTTGTTCTGATTCTGAAGTGCTAACATTTTTTAAACACATATTTAATTAAACACAACATATAATTTTTAGCAAATTCCCAATGGAAAAAAATTGATAGTTGACAAAAGTAGCATTGCCATTGGCAGCAACATTATGAAGAGCTTATCAGTTCCCGACGCTATTGTTATCGGTAGTCGTGATAAAGCACCCACCGATACGATATTCATTCAGAACGATAGCAACACGAATCCCACATCGTTGTGGTACATCACCCAGATAGACGCAACGCATTACGCGATGCCGAATGCCACCGCACCCAAAGGTTGGCAGTACCTGGGGGCGTTTCTCGTTGATGGCGCGACAGGCGTCAGGGGCGGGCGTGCTGATGGTGCTGTATGGACGTTTTCAGACCCGGAAATGGTTCAGCACATAACCACGTCTGCGGCAGGCCAGGCGGCTGTCAGCATCCTCAAGGCAGGAACGTGCACACTGACGGTAACGCTGCGCGACATGGTTTCAACGCTGGTGATAAACGCAGTCGATGCATAATGAATGAGAGAGAAATATGTCTACTGAAAATAAAACGGTGGGAACGTCCTGGACGCTCATTGCGAGTGGTGCCGATTCTATGCTGATCACAGCTGTTGCCGGTTATGGTGATATCTGCGAATCAACCGGCATTCCGCCCGAATCACTGTTAGGCCACCCGATTTTTTCTGGTGGTGAAAAAAATAACTCCTATACAGCGACGGGGGAAATTTACGGGCGGGCAGCGTCGGGATCGTCACAGATGCAACTGGCATTGACGCCATAACGAAATATAAGGTGGGCGTCTGCTGGCAGCGGTAACTGCCAACAGACATCCATACCCACGGATCAGTCATGATGAGTATGAACCAAGGCCCAGCTCGCTCTGCAGAGCCGGGCCATTTTATTGGATTCTCAGAAATGACCACAACAGAAAACACTCAGCAGCTCACAATCATTTACCGATCGTTGAGCGAAATCATCCTCCATGCACGTAATGCGCGCACGCATTCAGAGGCACAGTTGCAGCAGATTGCCGCCAGCATTACTGAGTTCGGCTGGACTAATCCTGTCCTGATTGATGAGTTCGGGGATCTGATCGCAGGACACGGTCGTGTAATGGCTGCTGAAAAGCTGGGATTAACCGATGTGCCGGCCATAATCCTGACTGGATTATCTGCGGAGCAAAAACAGGCATACCGCATAGCTGATAATAAGCTGGCGCTGAATGCAGGCTGGGACACTGAGCTGTTAAAGCTGGAATTCGTTGAGTTGATGGATGCGCATTTCGATATCGGTCTGACGGGATTCAGCCTGGAAGAGATCGACGATTTGCTGGTGGAGGCCGAAACCTCAACCCTGAATGATGATGATCCCTACACTGCAAAAATCGACACGCCGGTTTACGAGCCATCCGAAACGGTTCCTGCAGTATCAGAGCTGTATGACGAAAATAAAACGCAGGATCTGCGTGGGCGCATTGAGGCGGCAGAACTCCCGCCTGAGGTTGAAAGATTTCTGCTCAGCGCCGCAGAGCGCCACACCGTGTTCCATTTCAACAAAATCGCTGATTACTACGCATCGGCGAGCGCTGAGGTTCAGGCGCTCTTTGAAGAGTCGGCTCTGGTCATCATCGACTATCAAAAAGCGATAGAGCATGGATTCGTGCATCTAACCAAAAAGATGGTTGAGATAGTTCACGGCGAAGGGGAAGAAGAGCATGCGTGATGATTTCTGCGCATTCATCTTGAGTCACGGGCGCCCTGATAAAGTTTATACGCTGAACCTGCTAAAAAGATCCGGCTATACGGGCAAGTTTTTCATCGTCATTGACGATGAGGACACCACCCGGGAACGTTATCAGGAATTGTTCGGCGACAAAGTGTTGGTTTTCTCAAAGAGCGATATCGCCAGCCGGTTCGATGAGGCCGACAATTTTGGTGACCGGCGATCTATTTTTTATGCCCGCAATGCCTGTTTTGATTTGGCGAAAAAAGTAAGCTGCAAATATTTTATTGAGCTGGACGATGATTACACTGCATTTCAGTTCAGGGTCGGTAAGGATCTCGAAAAAGATTATTGCCTGATCACCTGCCTCGATCCGGTACTTGAGGCAATGATTGAGTATTACGAGGCAATCCCTGCCAAAACCATCGCAATGGCACAGGGTGGAGATTTTCTCGGAGATTCAGATAACGCCTCGTGGTTAAAGCGGAAAGCCATGAACAGCCTGATTTGCTCCACTGACAGGCCATTCGAGTTTATTGGCCGAATTAATGAAGACGTGAACACCTACACGACACTCGGCCGCCGTGGTGAGCTGTTTCTGACTATTGGAGCCGTCCAGCTACTTCAAAAACCCACACAGTCGAACAGTGGCGGCATGACAGAGCTGTATCTGGCATCAGGAACATACGTCAAAAGTTTCTACTCGGTGATGTTCTCTCCTTCATGCGTGAAAATCTCAACAATGGGTTTATCCCATGAGCGCATTCATCACCGGATCAGCTGGAACAACACTGCAGTAAAAATTCTCGACGAAAGATATAAAAAACGCCTGCCGACCGACAGGGGGTAATCATGCTCCCGTTGTCAAAAATTGAATCTCTCGCCGCGTTCCGAATGACCGAACAGCAGATAGCTGACGTGCTCAATATCGATCTGGCTGAACTCAGACAGAACCGTGAAGTGATGGGCTCATTCAGGGATGCCATGAGAAAGGGGCGGGCGAAAGGCGAAGTAGAACTACGGCGTGCGTTATATGAACGTGCGCGCAAAGGTGATGCCAGCGCATATAACGAACTAATGAGATTATCTGCCAGTAAGGACTGATGGATGAGCAAACCCGACTGGAGGGCGCTGCAGTCTCAGTTTGCTGCTGCTCATGCCAGTACGGGTATATCACCCAAAGCGTGGTGTGAACAGGAGGGGTTAAACTACAGCAGCGCTCGCCGCTATATTAAAAAGCCGGTAAAAAAAACTGCGCAAAAAGCCTCGAAAGGAACTGCGCAAAAAAGTGCGCAAAATAAATCTGCGCAAAAAACTTCTAAAGCCTCAACCAGCCAGAAGGCTGAGCCTGCAACGGCTGCGCAAAAGAAAAATGCGCAGGATCCGAGAGCTTCCTCATTTTGCGCAGATTTGAATGCGCAGGAACAAACCTTCGTGACCGAGTTTTTAAAGACGCGGGACAAATATGCTGCCTATAAAAAAGCGGGCTACACCGGGGGTGACCGCGCTGCCAGAATGCTCCATCGAAAACCCAACATCACACGGGCCATTAATCGCGGCTTGGAGCAGCTGCACAAAGACGCCGTACTGAGCGGTCAGGAGGTATTACGGCACTGGCATGAAATCGCTATTGCCGATCCCGGTGAGATTTCTCAGATGCGCCGATGCTGCTGCAGGCATTGCTGGGGTGAACGATTTTTATATCAATGGCGTGATATCGATGAATATGACCGCGCGGCAGAAAAAGCCCTGGCGGATGGTAAACCTCAGCCTGAATACGGCGGTCTGGGTTTTATTGAGAACGATGATCCCAATCCTGATTGTCCACGCTGTGCCGGTGAGGGCGTGGCAGATGTTTATCTGGTTGATACCCGCGACATAACAGGCCCATCACGCCGACTGATTGCTGGGGTAAAAAAATCAAAATTCGGCATTGAAATAATAATGCGCGATCAGGATGCAGCCCTGAAAAATCTGGCGGCATTCCACCAGCTGGCGGTCAGTGAGCAGGAACGGGAGCTGCGATTACTCAAAGCTGAGCAGACGCGCCTGGCGAACGAAAAACTACAGGCCGAAATTGAGGCTCTGAGAAAACAACTGGCCGCGAAAAATGAGGAGGATGAGGAGCCTTTGCCGGTAGCGATAAACATTAACGTCGTGGATGCACGCGTGAGGGATGACGATGACGGGGATTTCACCGCAACTTAATATTCCTCAGGCGCGGTTCCTCGCAATGCCGCATAAGTTCAAAGCCTATGTCGCCGGATTTGGTTCCGGTAAAACGTGGGTCGGCTGCGGCGGGCTGTGCAAAGGCGTCTGGGAGCATCCGAAAATCAATCAGGGGTATTTTGCTCCGACATATCCTCAGATACGCGACATTTTCTATCCCACGATTGAAGAGGTTGCGTTTGATTGGGGATTGAAGACCAAAATCAACGAGGGCAACAAAGAGGTCCATTTTTACGCTGGCCGTCAGTATCGGGGAACCACCTTATGCCGGTCGATGGAGAAGCCACAGACGATAGTCGGTTTTAAAATCGGTAAAGCGCTGATCGACGAACTGGACGTTCTGCCAACAAAAAAGGCGCAACTCGCCTGGCGGAAAATAATCGCCCGTATGCGTTATAAAGTACCGGGATTGCTCAACGGCATCGATGTGACCACGACCCCTGAG